TTGCACGTAGGCTGCTTGGCCTCCTCAAGGTCGTTCAACCAATCTTCAAACTCTTGTCCACTCATTGTTTTCTGTATTTAGCGACTTTCTTAGCGATTTTATCAGGCTGCTTAACAAATTGCTTGCCTTGGGCATTGCCCTCAGCTTTCGCTCTGTTAGTTGCAGCTTTTTCTCCAGCACTCAGTGCTCTCCACGCCTTTTTAGGCAAATACCGTTTCTTGCCCTCGCTTGGGCTACCGTCAGAAGTAGTCCACTCCTGCTCGGTCCATCTCTTCAAACTTTTCTGACTGGCCTTCATTAGTTCTTGTATCCTCCGCCAGCTTTTTTGTATTCAGAAGCAAGAAGTTGCGCTTTGCGAGCAGACCACTCTCCAGGGTCGCCACCACGAGTTCCAGCCTTTATCTTTTCAAACAAACGCTTACGCATACCAGGCTTAGTGTAGTTACCAGCTTCGTTAACCCTACTCTTCGCTTTCATCTTGTGACTGATTAAGCTTCAAAGTTACGAATGCAGGAATAAGCACTTTGGGATTCATTAGCTGAACCTTGAATCCAGTAATGCCATATCCGTCAGAGCCTTTTATTGTCGTGTTAGGCTTTACAACCCTGAATTTAGCATCCTTATAAAGGAGATTCTCAAGTTCTGACATAAGGCCAGCAAACTCTTTTGACTTGATGTCCCTTAACACATTGACACTCATAGTCGATGTCCCCTCTGGTATGAGAGCTTCCATTAAGTAGTCTCCAAATTGAGAAGCCTTATCCTTATCTAATGAGCCACTAAGTATTGTTTTAAAGGAAATAATGTCTCCTTCCTTTACGTTTGATAACGGAATATCAGACTGGATTACGTTTCCACTCTCGTCGTAAACATCAACAACGTCATAAAACTTTTTTCTTCCGCTAAAGAACTTGTACTCTTTGGCGCTCTTAGGCTGTTTCATTATTACGCTATTGAGCTTATCCTTTAAATATTCGGATAATCCAACATACGCTTCGCTTTTCTTTGTGTTTACTGCTTTATTTCCGCTAGATGTTTGATAAAAACTAGTGAGAAATCTATCTACACCACTACTTTTCTGTTCAGTAACCCCAATGTCCTCAAGGTTCTTTATGTTTTCAATAACCCTATCTGTTGCATCTTTATTATTTGATATTTCAAGCAGGGCTCTATCTGTAGTTATGGTTTCCTCTCCAGGAAGAGAGCTTATTCTTTCATTATATTGTTTTGCAAATGAAGCTTGAGTTGCCGCAAGGGATTCGTCTGGATTGCTTTTAAGCTTAAATGTCCTCCCGTCTACAGTAACCTCGCTCGGAAGACCACTTACAAGAGTTGGTATTTCTTCAGTACTGTCATATAAGTCAACTCTAGAAGTCACGTCATCATAAACATCACCTTCATCAGTTAATACGTGAACAACCTTTTCGTTAGCGTCAGTCTTTGCAGTAAGTGGCATTTCTGGGTCGATGCTCTTCACGGCAGACTTTGTGGTTCCGACATCCATCAAATCATCGGTAATACCAAAAGCAACCTCGTCAAACTTTTTAGACACCTTGGCGGCAGTCTTAGTGAGTGAGTTCATCACTTTTGCGCCCTTGAGCAATCCAAATCCAGCTCCAGCATTAAGTGGGTCAAGAAAAACATCAACACCAATCTTGGCAATTGGACTTGCATCGGGGGACATAAACACCTCAGAAGGAGTTCTTTGAGACGTGTTGAATGAGTCGTAATTAGGTAGGGCGTTAGCTAAATTAGCTGGCTTACCAGTTGCATACGCAAGTGCTTCAACCATAGCGGCTTGTGGGATTGCCGTAGTTTGTCCTATCGCATTTAGAGCCGCCTTAGGAAGTGCAGTCGCAAAATCAGCAACCTCAGAGGCATCCAATCCCTTTCCACGCATAGCCTTTGAACGGATAAACCTACCGATAGGTGAGTCCTGAGAGAATAGTCTTTTCTCCTCATTAGTGAGGTTGTCGTAATAAGCGTACTTTTCTCCAGTAGCCTTATTAGTTACAACATCAACCGTATCGAGTACGATATTACCAGCCGGAGCTTCGGTACTTTGAGTATCTTTTGGCTTGTTCTTTTTGCGAGCAATCATATGCCACGAGTGTACTTCTGTGACTTAGGAGGCATCTTCTTGCTGCCCTTAGAGCCAGCCCAGAAAAATTTATCAGCCCAATACGCAGCACTCATTTTGCCCTTTGCAATGTTCTTTGCGTGGCGAGCCTTGAAGCTCTTGCGAGCCTCTGGGCTATAGTTGTGTCCCATCTTCTGGTCTCCAAAGCGGATAAGCTTAACCTTATCTCCTTCTTTAGCTAGAACGATTCCTTTTTTAGTAGGGTGACTTGGGGTCTTCTTTGGTTTGTTAACCCCACTCAATCCATACTTCTTGAGCATATTCTGAATAGCCTCCCTGGTTTTCATATTACATCTGTTCTTCTACGGGTTGTACTTGTGCTTCTGGCTGAGCTGGCTGAGCTGGTTGAGCCATTTGAGCTCGCTCATAAGCCATCTTCATAAGTGACTCAATGTCGGGTTCTTGGAAAGAAATCGGTCCAGAATCTTTCTTGCGTTGGTCAATAAGTTTAGATTGCTGAGACGCTTGAATCTTCGTTCTGTCGTCCTTTCTGTCCTCCTTAAATGACTCCATATCGGCAATGATTCCAGCCTCAACAGCCTTGAGCTGCATATTCTGGCGGAACTCCTGCTCAGAAAGCTGAGCCTTGAGTTGGTATTCTGCCTGAAGCTTCTGGATTTCAGCTTGACTCTTGAGTTGCTCAATTTGAGCCTTCATTTGTCCAGCAATCTGTAGCTCTTGGCTTTTAGCTTGCGAAGACACAATAGCAGTCTGCTGATTGGCCTGAGCCTGCATCATACTATTCTGCTGAGCAATCTCCATCTGCTCCTTCTGGTAGCGCTTACGGCGCAGCGAGAGGAACTTATGGGCTTGGTTTGGATTCGTCATCTTGCGAGCTATAATAGCGTCTTCAATGCGAATCTCGTTTCTTGACAGGGCGGTGGTAATATGTTGCTCGATAAAGTACTTCTCTTTATCATCTGGCTCAACCTCAATGTTGATTCCAAAGTTGTGGAGCGAAATCTTATCCATTGACTCAATAACGTCAATGTTTGCTTTACCAATGGACTCAACGTAGTACTTGTACAGCGGAGAGCTCTTTGGTATGTCTTGAATCATCATAATGATGTCCTTAGCGATACCCTTGGTGATGCTATTAAGGGCTCTGTCCACATCGTACGTTGCTGTGTTGGATGCGTCAACAGCCATTTGCGTTACACCAACAAGTTGCTCAGAACGAGTGATGCCCTCTCTCTCGGGAACAACTCCAGTTACGTTTCTAATCTCATTGATGTAGAAGTTGTAAGCATTTACCAGTTGGGGAAGCTCACTAACGTATGCTGGCAAGGGCTGAATGGGTACGCCTTGAGCGTTGCCCTCCTCATCTCTTGAACGGTAGTATACAACACCCGTTGCTTCGTAGATGTCTTGAATCTCCAATGGGGTAAGCTCTCCGCCATCTCCCATACTTACGGCATTCAATCCTGCTACGTCAATGATAAGTCCGTATGGCTTAACACGTGCAATGAGTTGCTGAATCTTTAAGTGAATGAGTTGAATCTGGTCAGCCATCGGGCGGATGGTCTCAACGATGCTGTCCTCAACCATATTGTAGATTGAAGGAGCGTATACGTGGAAAGACATCCAAGTATCTTGAATGTTGTCCTTAGGACGAATCATATTCTCCTTGAGGCCGTAGTTCCAGATTACATCAGCACCAAGAATCTTCTTGCCAGCGTAGACCGTCTTGTAGGTCATCGTCTTCTTCTCACGCTCGTACTTACTGTTCTTGGGCGGCTCGTAATTACTTCCCTTCTTGTAGAATCCAGCATTACCGTGACGAGTGCGCTTCTTCTCAAAGTTCATATCATCAACACTGATGAACTCAAAGTCAACTACTGGAATGGTGAAGTCGTCATACTCGTAAACAAAGGTGTTTAGGTATGCATTGAAGTGGTTGTTTGCGTGAACAGAAGATGGGTTATCGTACTTTCCAGCATACGTCTGGGCAATTTCATAATACTGAGCCTCTGAATATTTATCACCAACCTCACGCTTGATTTCTCCAATCGTAGTGTAGATAATCTCGGCAGCGTAAACCATATCCTTAAAGTTGGATGCCTTTACGTGAGATGAGATTAAGTATTTGGGGTCTACATAACGAACCTTGATTCCCTCGTACGGGTCAAAGTATGTTCTGGTAGCTCCTATTCCAATTACAACCAAGTCCTCGCAGACTTTCTTTCTAATTTCAATAGGGTAGTCATTTTGGTCAAAGGTGAGCTCAACAGCAAGCTCTGCAGCAATCTCTACTGCCTGCTTGAAGTTCATCTCCATAATCATATCCAGCTCGTCCATTGAGTCTGGAATCTCCATACCTTCGGTTAGGTCTTGACCAGTGGTTTCTTTTACCTCGTCAATGAAGTCCTTAAACTTCATCATACCAACGAGCTTATTCTTGATTTGGTCTCTATCAGAATTTGCAATGGGGTCAGTAGCACGAATCTTCAACTCGTACGACTTGTTCATAATAGAGTTTACGATAACCTTAACAAACTTCTTTACAACAGGGATTGGCGTCCAGTCAAGGTTAAGTAGTGAGGTGTCGCCAGTTGCGTTAAGAAGCTGCTTGTATCTAGAGATGTTTTGCTTACCCTTGGCGTAGGCTCTGTTCTCCTCAATGCGCTCGCGGCGTGTTTGGTAATAGTTGTATCTCTTAGAGAACCATTCTGACTCAATAGCCTTGGCGTACATTAATCCATACTCGTCACTCTTTTTAATGTCTTGAGGAACGAGTGGTGTGGGAAATCCGCCAACTCTGGGTATGTTGTGTTGTTTCATCTGAAATGCATTTCGCAATACACAAAATTAGTAAATATCATCTAGAGCGTTTTGAGATAGTTCCGCTGTTGTCATAACGCCTTACAAATGGTTTTGAGACAGTTACCTTTTTCTCTTCCCTCGGCTGAACCTGCAGCCCAAGAAGTGCCAGACCAAGGCTTATTGTGTCGTCGTGTTTGGTTCTATTTTTAATGTCGTAGATAATTAAATCACGAAGGGTCTCGTTGAAAAAGAACTCTCCCATTTCACCAGTGTCGCTATTGATTCCAATGTGATTATTCACGTAGGCCTGAACAGCGTGAGCGTGTGCCTGAGCAATATCCTCAGAGTTCATAGGTATCCCATATTGAGCAACGCCACGTGATGATTTTGGGGTAAGGGCCTTGGGCCTCTTTAACACATATCCCATATATCCCCATTCTTCGACAAGCTTGTCAATCATTCTGCGTACGTTGTTTTCAATCAGCATTGGCACACCAAAGAATATTGATGCCATAAGCATTTGCTCATACGCAAGTAATGCAGTCTGTTCACGTGAATTGTATCTGGCGATACACATATTGCTTGGGTACTTCATATTCGCCCTAGTAACAATGTGCATAGAGGCACGAGAGCCCCTTCCGTCAACCGTGGCATCTACCTTATATGGGTCGACTCCAGCTACACCAAGCCAGTCATTAGCTGGGTATTTATGCGCTCCCCTTTCGTAGTATTTATTTCTATCCTCTGGCTCAAGAAAATGTGAAATCTGCCACGGGCCATTTGTCTCTGGGATGAACATAACATCACCAAACCTGTGGCCATCTATCCAGTGGAAGCGTCCTTGAGTATATGGTCTTACCTCAAGCTCATTGTTGTAGAACATCTGCTCGTTGAGCTTTACGATGTCAAAGATTGAGCTTTCGTTAAAGTCCATAAATGCCTCGTCAATGTCAAAAGGCATCTGTCGTTTCTCTTCTGCATAGTCGTCAGAATTACCCTTCAATGATTCACGTTGCGCAAGCAAGAACGTCTTACCGCCATAGTTTAATGACTCACCATCAATGCTGATAAATGGCTTCTCTGGGTCTTCTACAATGCTGCGACCGTATTTATCAAGTATTACGGTTTCGTATGCGGGAATGAAGATTGAATAAAGACCAGAGCCAGTCCTTCCAGATATTGGGTCTCGCTCTGTCGGGTTGGACATATAGTATATCTTCTTAAATCCAGAGCCACCTTGATTCATTGGATTCACAGTAGAACCCATCATACACTTGCCGATAATCCTAGTCCTGTCAATAAGACACTTCTTAGTTACCTGCCAGTTTTTCCATATGTCATTAGGTGTCAGCCACTTACCAGCTTCGTCGTGAATTAAGCGCTTGAGTTTTGCGCCGTCATAAGAGTTGGTCTTCGTGGCCTTGAAGTCAATTCGTGTATTTAACGCACCAGACTCCTTTACCGTTTTCTTCTTTTTGCGTGACGCTGGCTCCCTAAATGTGAGCTCACTCTTTGGGTCGGAGTTTGAGTCACTGATTGGTTTAAAGAAAAAGGGATAGTTTCTGTAGATGTTTACCACCTTATCCTTAAACAAAACATCACGAGCGTCATCGTTTGTCTTGGAAAGCATACCAAACCACGATTCGTAAGTCTGGGTTGATTCGTCAACAAGCTCGGCGGTAGCAATGGATGACCATCCAGCTCTTCTGTTCTTAACGTGAACCTGCCCAAAGCATCTTGGGTCTACTCTGCACGCCTCCCAATGAATAAACAATTTCCATTGCGGCTGTATAAAGAACGGATACCCAAAATCAAACTTTGACCATTGAAGAAACATATAATGCTTTCCTGTGAGATACGTAGGAGTTCCGTTGTTGTAAAACCAAACACCGTACTTACGTCTATGAAACTCACGCTCAACATAAGGCTCGTATCGCTGCTTAAACTCTTTAGGCTGCTCATCCCATTCGTCTTCTGAATCAATAGCCGCTAAGGCTGGAGGAAGCTCAACTCTATCCCACATCTGCTCCTCGACTGGCTTGTCGTGGAACATAATATCCTTGTGCTCTGGAACCTCTGGCAACTGAATGGATAATCCATCTATATAAACAATCTCGCCCCTAGTGTCGTTGGGGCAGATGTTTATGATTTCACCATTCAGAAACGCCATTACTTACGGGCGTATTTCTCAGCAAACCCCGGCTTAAACTCACGAATCTCCTCATCGTCTGCAGCTTTTACGTGCTCCTCTTTTAGGCGGGCCTCCAGCTTTTCGTATTCAACGATTAAATCCTTACAGTTCATAAAAGCCTCTTTTATTGACTGCAGCTCATTCTTTCTTGCGGAGCCCTCAGCTTCTGCGCTAACGCCCCTTCTAATATCAGATATGTAGGAGTCAATAGCCCCCTGAGTTGCCTCAAGGAGTTCTTGCATCTTCCTCTTTACACTCCAATCAATCCGCCTGCTCATACACGACAGTCAAATCTTGAAGCCTCATTCTCCAAAGCTTCTCATTATTGATTACAAATTCGCAATCGGAATTAGGGGTGAATCCAACGAGGTCACCAATAGATACGCCAAGCTCGTCACCAAGCTCATTCATATACTTTATGTATCCTCTGTCCTCAACCTTCTTCTCAAATCCAAGGAAAAGGCCAGATTCGCTTTTCACTTCTTCCTTGGCTGGTGGCGTCAGAAATATGAAGTCACCAAGAGTGTGAATGACTCCATCGTGTTCATATGCGTAGCAAAGCGAGTTGTACCCACCAGCGCTTTCATATGCGACAAGGAAAAGGTCATCTGCAATTTGAAAGTTCTCATTGAATATAATTGAGTGATGAAAGTACAGCCTGTCTCCAATTGAAACTGGGCTATTTACCTTTACGGGTAATTCAACCACTTCGCCATAAAAAGCTCTGTGCTTGTGCGGTTCAAACTTAGTGTCAATAACAAGGCTGACACCGTTTTTCAATTTAATTTCATTGGTAAACTTGTTGTCTACACGGACAACAAATTGTCTCATTGCTCTCATAATCAATAGTCTAAATCGTATTCTTCAGTGATGGTAGAGCCGTTGTTTGAGTATATCGTCTTCCAGATATAACGCCCATCACGCTCTCTTGACAACCATATCTCGTATGATATAGCGCCAGATTCGCTTACGATTTTCTTAATCTCATCAATTTTCCCATTTATTGGGTGCTTCAGTTCGTTTCCGATGACGAAGTGCATTCCTGCCTTTAAATCACCAATCGTGAGCTTTCTAATAATCGCCCTCGTCGGTCTCGTCCTCGATGTTTTCTGAAACCCCTCCGAAGAAGTCCACGTCTGGGAGCTCTCGGAGAATATGTGTTTCAAATCTAGAATCATTCTCTTCGTTGATTAAATTTTTAATATAATGCCAATCCTCATATTCAGGATAGGAATTAAAACAAAGATAGTGAGTTGGCTCGTATTCCTCAAATGGTGGGCAAGCGAAGGCGATAATCCTTATGTCGGGACATCTGTGCTGGATTTCCTCAAGCATTTCCGCTAAATACTTTATTTGCTCAAGGCTGTCTTCCACGAGCTAAAAGTACGAAACTATTACGGGGGTGTTAAACCCTCTCCTATGGTTCCAATTTCAGCGTCAACCATCGCAATCTTCTCAACGTGTACGTATCCACCAGTTATGGTTGCGGTGTCTGAGTTGACGTGCATTTTGATTTCAAACTTGTTTGTTGAGTTTGTCACATCAGCGTTAGACACGAATACAATTTCAGAAAATATGATGAGCTTGTATGTTGAAATAAGTTTATCAACGGTCGTTGCCTGGGTGCTTGAACCAACCTTGTTAATCTGTGCGTAAACGGTAGTAGTTGGGGTCAGAGTGTCTTCAACTCTAAGCGATGCAGAAATCTTGTAGTAGCCAGATGCCAGCACAAGCTGGTTTAGGTTGTTTACACTAATTTGACCATCGGCGTCAATCGGGAGGTTGTTCGCTGAAGATATGTCAATCTTGGTTGATGCAGTTGCAAGAGCCTGTGCATCAGGACGAGCTACATATTGCGGCATAACCTGTGCAATTGAAGAAAGGGTACGAACCTTAACCTCTTTGCTTACCGTGTCGTGCACAAGGAAAGTAAGGAGCGAGCTTGAGTCAACACCAGGGTTACCAAAGTAAAACTTGTTTGTTGCTCTTACCGCCAGCGTGCTGATTTTCAAAGCAGCCTCATTGCCAAGAGCATCAGCAACAGCCTTTTCGCTTGTAGTAATCGTATTTGACTCTACGCGAAGGATTTGCTGGTATATGTCCTTTATTGCGCTTGTTGATATGTTTGATGCCATCGCCTTTAGTTTTCTCTGTTCTACAAATTTACGAATTGCTTACAATGTCAAATAAAGCAATGCGGATGAGAACATTACAAAATATGTGGCCATAAACACATCGAGCTGCGTCATTTTTTTGAAGCTGGGCTTGACAAGGAGTTTACGATTGAGTTCAGCAATGACTGAATCTTGCTTAGCCAGGGACTGACTTGCTTGATAATACTGATGATATTTGAATTTGTAAGCTTCATTGTATGCTTTTATTGTTGAATCCATAGACAGGAATCGCTGGTTCATAGCTACAGCCTGGCCTTTCGTCATTACGACTACGGTGTCGTTATTTTCTATTCGTTGAATCGGGTACGATTGCGAGTACATCGAAAGGCTGCACAGGAGCAGACTTGATAGTAATAATCTCATTTTGCATTACTGTTACTTGTTCAACGAGGTGCTCTTTCTCTTCTTCCAGGACTTCAATTGTTTGCTTCATTTCGCTAATCTTGCCAGAGACCACTTGGTCGGCCTTCGCAGAAACAGCACTAGCTTGTTTCATTGTCTGGTTTGATTTCTCAATAATCAAATCTACTGGGTCAACCGCTTTAGCTGGTTCGTTTTTCTTAGCTATTAAAGCACCAACTGTGATGCCTGCGGCAAGGAGAAGAACTGTACGTGTCATTTCGTTTGAAGAAGCATTTCGTTTTTAGCACTTGTGTAGGCCAGGGCAGAATCAAGTCTACGAATGTGTTCAACGTACTTGTCAACTTTTACCTCGAGTTCAGAAACTCTAGTTTGACATCTGTCGTCAACCTTCGTATTCATCATCTTCTGGTCTACATAAAGATAGCCTATAGCAACCAGACCTATAAACGCAATAGCAGCTACTGGATTCTTCTGAAATTGCTCAAAAGAAACGGGCATTTTCATTTCTTGGTGAAGATTTTACCAGCCTCGGCAATGCCAAGAGCTCCGATAGTAATAATGACAAACGAGTTAAAGATTGTATCAGTGATAATCAACTCTCTACCAAGTATGCCAGTAACGACATCAGCACCAGCGAAAACACTCATTACTGCAAACGACAAAAATCCAATGATGGTCTTCTCGTTCCAGCTGTTGTCATCTTTAAAAATCTCCAAGAACTTCATACTGCTTTTATTTTACACAAAGATAAAAAACTGAAAAATAAAAGTTTTCAACAAAAGAAAAGCCCCACGAGGGGGCTCAACTTGCTTCACGTCGAAGAATGTATTACTTCACAACCTTCAGTTCGGGAGTCTCCTGCTCTTGAACGGTGAACTCACCAGTCTCAAGGTTGAGGGTTCCGTGGCCGTGCTCTTCTGCAAGTTCGTTCATCAGAGACTGAATCTCCTCACCGCTCTTGCGAAGTTCTGCAACGAGGGCCTCCTGACGTGCTGCGAGGTCTTTCTCGCTTACGTAGAGTGCACCAAGTTCCATTTGGATTTGTTGCTGCTTAGCACGAATCTCACGTGCAGAATTTAATTGGGCTTCAGAAATCTGTGCCATAGTGAATTAAGATTTGGGGTTATTGTTTAGCAGTCTACAGCGTCTTCGTAGC